CAAATTTGGTATCGGTTTTGATACTATGTTTGATGAGTTGCACAGAATGCATTCACAACAAACCAACACAAACTATCCCCCATATAATGTCGTACAGATTACTGACGATGAATACATGATTAGTATGGCTGTGGCTGGCTTTGGTCTTGATAATCTTTCAGTAACAAAAGATAAAAACTTTTTGATTATTGAAGGCAAGAACACAATCAAGGAAGAAGAAGAAACTGACATTAACTATCTACACAAGGGCATTAGCGCAAGAGATTTCCGTCGTGAATTCAAACTTGCTGACTTTGTTGAGATTGAAAATGCTCATTTAGAATTGGGAATTCTTAATGTTCACTTAAAACGTGAAATACCTGAAGAACAAAAACCCAGAGCAATTGCTATTACCTATACTAAATAGTATAATAGCATCATGTGTGTAGTCGCGGTGACTACACACTTTTATAACTAACAATATAAACTACTATGTCTAAAACAGAAACAAAAATTAAGATCAAGCCTAACCTTGCATTATCCGAACCTCCATTGTTCAAAATCATTTACATCAATGATAATGTAACCAGTATGGAATTTGTCGTAGGTAGTTTAATTGATTACTTTAACTACAACCAAGACACCGCACAGTCAATTACACATAATATCCACGAAGAGGGTAGTGCGATTGTTGCTGTTTTGCCCTATGAAATTGCTGAACAAAAGGGAATTGAAGTTACGCTTGAAGCACGTAGTCAGGGTTTCCCATTACAAGTTAAAGTAGAAGCAGAAGCCTAAAGAGTAACTTCTATTCGTTTAGCCCAATAGGGGTTTCTTTTGAAACTACTATTATTAATGTAGTTGATATCATTTATATTGGTATCAACTACTTTTTTATATGTGCCATACAACCAATGCGATACTTTACTTTCTGTATCTGCTAATAGTGAAATACTTAAATTAAGTTGAGTATCTATTGTTGAGGGATGTTCGCCGAAGTATAAATCTATACTGGGAACTGAGTTAGAGACAACTACAATTCGTTTAACATCTAAATGTTTTTGTAGTCGTTCAATTGTGTTTTTGAGATACAAGATATCTTCATTGCGATGAACTTCTAGTATACTAGCTGTTTCATCATCATATACCGTATTACCATACCAACCATTAGCGCCAATAACTGCTATGCCATCAATGACAACCACATGATGATGCATCAATGCTAGATTACGAATATTGCGACATGCTTTGTGGATTTCGTCCGTTCTCTTTGCAACATCATCTGTATTGTGATATTCTAACGAACCTAGAGTATAGAATATACCCTGATAGAATTTAGATAAATGCGATAAAGTTTGCCTAATTGTGCGTAAATCTTCACTAATATTTCCTGCTATTATACAGTATAAACTAGTTGCTTTTCCTTCCCAATCAAAACTATCATCGGGAGATAGATTTAAATCACTAATTAGGTCAAACCCTATCGTAGTCATTTATTTTGCAATGCTAATCTTAGGCTTTTTTGGTGCCGCTGGAGCCTTAGCTTTTGCAGGTGCTTTAGCAGCAGCAGGCTTTGCAGGTGCTTTAGCAGCAGCAGGCTTTGCGGCCTTTGGCTTAGCAGGTGCTTTAGCTTTTGCTGGTGCTTCAGCTACAGCAGGACTAGTTTGAGTTGCAGATACTTCAGCAGCATTAACTACCGCAACTTGTGTTGGGGCGGTTGATTCTACTTTGTAGGGTGCAGGTACTGCAACTGGCGCTTGTGTTGCTACCGGTGCTGGGGATTCAATACCGAGTAGGCTTTTTAGAAATTTGATCATAATTTTCTCCTTCATTGTATTTACTATCGGATAGAAATTTTATATTTTTTTCTATAGATAAATACTAAACTATGCGTGAATTTATTAATATAATTGAACAACTAACTGAAAGTACTGGTCTAGCCGGCCGCAAACCCGGTGACGTTTTTAAAAACGAAAACGGTGAGGAAGCAATATTTAATGATATTAAATTCTTCCCCGAAGCCGGTGGCAAATATTCACCCGAGGAACTAGATCAGGCTCTAAGTGAAATAGAAGAACAAGTTCCTGGAATTGTTTGGCAAAATAGTCGTTCAGGACGTACCGGTGGATTTGCACTAATCTCATTTGGTAATTTTGTTATTGGACAATATTTACAAGAAATCAAACCCTCACGTATTGAAAATAAAGTATCAAATTCATTTACAGTAGACGGTGCAACATATAAGTTTGGTGGTAAGGCAGCAGCAAAAGCAGATGCTGGATTAAGCCCGCAAGATTTATTAACGGATAAACTTGATTTAACTGTCCCTGGCATAATGAATCAACTTGCTAGTAGTTTAGGAACTGATAACCCATTATACGCCTTGGCACATAATATTGCAATGGGACAACCATTGCCCATAACATTTGATGCTCCAGAGGGTGTTAGCTTTACCGCTTTCCGTGATTACTTCTGTGAAATATTACAACCAATAGCATTGCAAAAAGGTCAATACACTGGTAACGCAGGTGAGGCTGCAAATAAATTTTTGAATGGTACATTCCAAAAAACATTAATCAGCTTTGATGATAGTAAAACAGCAGGACTAAGTGATAGCGTTATGTCTACTGGTGATGGACGTAGTGTGCTAATCAGTACAAAGGGAGGCAAGGGTGCTACTGCTAGCGCATCAAACTTAATTGACCAAATTGATAAAATAGCAGAAACTCCCGATGGTGGAAAATTCTTAAACAAACACAAACAAATAGTTGACTTACTACGTGAGATACAAAATGCAGGGCAAGCAGGTGCACCATTGATGTTGGGTGTAAGATATGGTATCATTACTCCAGATGATGCTGATATGATTAAGGCATTTAAAAAGCTAAGTCCAGTTAGCTTAGATAATCTTGGTCAACTTGGTCTTAGTAAGAATCTAACAAAATTAGCACAATCACGCAATACTGATGACCCAGACAATGTAAACTTATTTTATCACTTGACGGCAGCGGTAGCACATAAGGCAGCAGAAGAAGTTAATGACAAAACAAAATTTAGTTCCGCTGCGGCTGACATATTAAACAACGGTGCATTAGTGCAGATGTATACTAAAGCAAGTGAAGGCAAAGGTAAATGGACCTTACAAGAATTCAATACTGTTTATCCCGGTGAAAGCATCAAGGGTGTTTATCTATCGGCAGGTAAAACATATTATAGTACCGGCATAAAAGGTAATTATACATTTAAAATTGATAAAGGTTCAGGTAAACCCAAAGATGATGAAGAAGTTGTTAGTACTCCAGCCGTTAGAGCAAAACGTGAAAAAAGTGCAGGCAAAGATGAGTTAGCAACTTCAGCAAGAGATATTGTTAATCCTGTTAATAAGCCAAGAGAAGTTGGCACTAGGACTAAAAGAAAATAAACGGGAGAGTATCGTGGCAGTGCGTAAATCTAAATTTGATTGGTCAGCATTAAACAGATACGAACTAACCGAATATATATGGTCCCTACATCCAAAACTAACTAATAAAGAAATATCCGTAGAGAAATTTCACAGAATATTAGGCAATCACATAAAGAAACATATCCCGATTAAGTTAAAAAAATGGGGAGATAGTTGTGTTGATACAAATTGTATTTGGGTAGGAGGCGCATATTATAGTGAGTTAGATAAACAAAAACAAAAATCAATCGAATTGGTCCTAGTTTATAAAAGCAAAAAAGATACAATTAAGATTACACCAATTAATTTTAAAAGGTCATGTCATACTATTACACATACGATAATGCATGAATTGATTCATATGCGACAATATCGCCGTAGAAAATTCAAAGAATTGCCCGATTACGCAAGCACAGCAGAAAAAACAGAACAACGTGAAACACAATCCTATCTTGGATGTAGTGATGAAATTGATGCGTATGGATTTAATATAGCCTGTGAATTATTATGGACATTCAAAAATGACAAAAACAAAGTAATTGAATATCTTAATATAGACCAAAGGGGTAAACGTGGAAATCATAATAGTTGGAGAATGTATTTAAAAGCATTCAATCATGACCATGAGCATCCTATAATCAAAAGGGTAAAGCAAAAAGTCGTTAGATATCTTCCAAATGCACTATATGGGAAGCCATATAGAAACAAAGATTGGATAAGTAACTAACCAAAATAGTTTGACTTCTAATTAAGATTAATGTATAATAACATTTTATTTAAGGAATCTTATGAGTTTAGTCCCAATGGTTTTAGAACAAACAAGCAAAGGTGAGCGTAGTTATGATATCTACAGCCGCATGTTGCGTGACCGTGTAATTTTACTTGAAGGTGAAGTACATGATCAAATGGCAAATCTAGTTGTTGCTCAATTGCTTTATTTGGAAAGTGAAGGAGAGAAAGATATCTCTGTCTATATCAATAGCCCAGGTGGTAGTGTAACTGCTGGTATGGCCATCTATGATTGTATGCAATTCATTAAACCCGATGTTATGACTATCGTTATGGGTCAGGCTTGCTCAATGGGTAGTTTACTTGCTCAAGCAGGTGCTAAAGGTAAGCGTTATATGTTGCCAAATGCACGGCATATGATTCATCAACCAAGCGGTGGCGCACGTGGTCAAGCTACTGATATGTTGATTCAAGTTAATGAAATTTTAGCTATGAAGAAATCTCTAACTGAAATCTACGTTGACCACAATAGCGCAGGTAAAACATATGCCGATCTATATGCAGATATGGAACGAGACAATTTTATGAGTGCTACCGAAGCAGTAGCATATGGGTTAGCTGATTCTGTATTGAAAAAACGCCCGTAATAGTATGGACTACTTATTCAAAGAATACTGGCATGACGGTACTACTACAATACGAATTGTAAGAAGTAAAAGTGAAAGTCATGCACTTAAGGACCTTAAATTTGAATACAGTTTAATTAAACAGATTAAGGATCTTGATGGGCCAGTATCCTTTGAGAGTTTAGGCTTGCTTGATTCCATAACACAAAAGAATTATTGGCAACCCACTAAGGATAGTAGAAAACGATATTGGCACCCATCAATTGGTAGCCTGACTTCACTAATGAAGGGTGTTCAACCTATCTATAAAATAGAAAACGAATTAAACAATCCCAAAGGTTGACATTAAATGGTTTTGGGTATATAATGCAAATATGCTTAAAAATGATACACTACAATGGGGCGGGGTCGTATTTGTTATCGCAGGGCATTTGCTCAATGCGATGGGAAATATGGACCCCTACAATATAATTGCTTTTGCTTTTGGGACGATTTTCTTCCTAATTTGGGCGTTGCGTGTCCGCAACAACCCCCAAATATTGGTGAATGTTGTCTCAATCGCCATTTGTGCTAGTGGCCTATTCAGGGCTATGACTTGACATTAAATGGTTTTGGGTATATAATACAATCTTAGACAGTTAATTAAAGGACTAGAAAATGCGTACAAAAACAGTGATTGAAGGCTTCAAAAATTCACAAAAATTCCGTGTGATTTTCAAGGGCGATGGTAGTGAAAACGACATTGGAATGTATATGACGGTCAAGCAAATGACCGAAATGTTTGCTACAGTTAATGCCCGTGTATTGTGCTGGGATGCACTACAACAGTTGGCAAACGCACGGGAATTTGCAAAAGCAATACGCAAACCTATCCCAACCGGACTCGGTACTACGATTCGTGGCAAACAAATTCAAGTGGACCTTGTGTAAAAAGGTTGACATTAAATGGATTTGGGTATATAATACAATCTTAGACAGTTAATTAAAGGACTTAAAATGACAGATACAGAATTTGACACTAAATTTGACTACTACGATACCGTTCGTGAGGAGTTGGGATTGAGTGCTATTTGGTCTATCTATGAGATTGAAAATCTTAGCGACTGTCATCCCTACGAAGGTGTCAAATTCTTGACATACACGGATTTCTCCGGTAAACAGGTCAATGTAGAAATCAATGGTCTTACTTATGCGGCATTGTTTGTTGCGGCAAATGCGGTACTGACCCGTGCTAATACACATCACAATTTTATCGAGGCTTTTGAGCAAAGCACCACAAACCCCGAAATGCTGGTATTGCACACTGGTTCTTAATAGTTGACAATAAATGGTTTTGGGTATATAATAGAATCTTAATCAGTTAATTACAGGAGTTATAAAATGGGTACACGTTCACGAATTGGTGTTATGCATGGTGACAAACTGAAAAGCGTTTACTGTCACTGGGATGGTTATCTGTCAAACAACGGCAAGATCCTGCAAAATCACTATGATAGTGCTAAGGCAAATCATCTAGTTTCCCTAGGCGACTTGTCTAGCTTGGGTACTACTATTGGCGAAAAGCATGACTTTGATACTCGCACCGTTTGTTGCACTTTCTACGGCCGTGATCGTGAGGAAACTGGTGTTGACTTTACTGTGGACCATTCGTATGATGAGTTTCTGAGCAAGGATTATGATTACGAATACTACTACATTATGAACGATGGTGTATGGTATGTTGGTGTTGCGTATGATGTTGACGGCATGGTACCCGGACAATTGTATGTCTTGTCTGAACAATTGGTTAAATTAACAGAGGAAGTATAATGAACGAACGAATTAAACGAATTAAACAACTTGCTGAACAGGCTAATGTGTTGCATACAGAGTTTTTTGATAATGAGTGGGAAGTAAAAAAGTTCGCCGAGTTGATTGTCAGGGAGTGTGCTGATGTAGCTGCCTTTGGACATGGGCCTACTGACAGTGGGTTGATCAAACGAGGAGTATTGGAACATTTTGGATTTGAAGAATAATGGAAGCAGTAGTAGAAACAACAGTGTGGTCTGGCGATGTTCAGCCCAATCATAAATACTTGCTTGATGGTACCAAAGTACTTGCGTATATCAAGCAGGGTTCTACTACGCCACTCTATCTCAAAACACCACTGACTATTGACAAGCGTGGTCGTAAGTTTGCCCCGCTTAAAGTTAATCCTTTCAAAGTAAAGGAAAAATCTACAGTTATCAAAGTGTCCGGTAGCAAGGGTCAGGTCTATTCTATTGACACGGAAGAAAGGTCATGTAGTTGCCCTGGATATGTTTTCCGTGGAACTTGTAAACATTTAACAGAGTTAATAAAAATATGACTAGGATAGCAATTTGCTCGGATTTACACTTAGAATTTTCAGACATCAACATTCAGAATACAGAGAATGCTGATGTATTGATATTGTCCGGCGATATCCTTGTCGCCGAGGACCTGCACAACCATCCTGAAGTACATCCAATGGACCCAGTTAATATCCCTAACTTGGGTCGCAGGCAACTATCAGCACAACGGTTTCGTGACTTTATGAAACGCTGTAGTTTTCAATTTCCACATGTTGTGGTAATTGCGGGCAATCACGAATTCTATCATGGTAATTGGAAAGCTAGTATTCAATATCTGCGTGATGAATATAGTAAGTTTCCAAACATCTATTTCCTAGAGCAAGAACTTAAGGTGATTGATGATGTAACATTCATTGGTGCAACATTGTGGACTGACTGTAACAAAGGTGATCCATTGACACTTCATGCATTGGGTGATATGATGAATGATTTTAGAATCATTCGTAATGATGAACTTGGCTTTACTAAGTTGCGTCCTGCTCATACTGCTTTTAGACATAAGCAAAGTGTCGGTTACATCAAAACAGTATTGGCTGATCGTAAAGACAGTAAGGTTGTAGTTGTGGGTCATCATGCTCCTACATTCAATAGTGTGCATGAGAAATATCGCAATGACCAACTGATGAACGGCGGTTATGCTAGTGACTTGAGTGAATTCATTATGGATCATCCACAGATTAAACTTTGGACTCACGGTCATATGCATGATCCTTTTGACTACATGGTTGGTGAAACCCGAGTGGTTTGCAATCCTCGTGGTTATGCAGGACATGATGCACAAGCCGATGTGTTTGAAGTAAAGTATTTGGACATCTAAGTATGTTGTTTGGGCAACAAGGTGTCCAATATGTATTGCACAAGCAACAGTATTATCGTATAATTGTTGTACATCGTGCGAACGATGAATCATTTAATAAGGAAAACAAAATGACTTTAACTAAACAAGCCCGTGTACTAGAAGCACTACAAGCTGGTGAGCAACTCACTGCAAAACAAATCGCCGCACGTTTCGGCGTAAAGAACCCAACCGCTACTGTTAGCGACTTGCGTTTCGCTGGTTATGCAGTTTATGCAAACAAGCACACCGACACCAAAGGTCGTACTTCTACTAAGTACCGTTTGGGTCGTCCAAGCCGTGAAATCGTAGCAGCTGGTTACAAAGCAATGGCTCTTGGTCTAGTTTAATCTCAGGGTGAGATGAGTAGGAAAGGGTGCATTGCACCCTTTCTTTACTTGTGCTAAAATCAATTATGTGTTATAATAAACAAAGGAAATAATATGTACATTACATTAACTAACGCAAGCCCCGCACATCGTGGGAACAAATTAGCAATTGATAACAAGCTAATTGCTACTATTTACAATAGTGATATTACCCGTGAAACAGGTGAAACCGAAAACGTCACATTTGTTTTTTGCCCTCCGCATGGTACTTGGGAAGTATCTGAATCATTGGAAGAAGTTGTTGCTGAACTTAATAACGCTGCATGGAATCGTAAATGAACGACCAAACTAGAGAAGTATTATTAATCCTCCAGGAGGAATGTGCTGAGGTTACTCAAGCAATTAGCAAATGTTTTCGTTTTGGTCCTGATCAAATGAAGCCAGGCAAAGATAGAACAAATATAAATATGCTTGAAGAAGAAATTGGCGATTTGTTCGCTATGGTTGAATTGCTTGTTGACTTAAAGATTGGGGTAACTCAAAATGGTATCAGTAAAGCAAAAAAACAGAAGTTTGAAAAATTGAAACAATGGTCTAATTTAAAAATTAATAAATAACATTATGGATTACTCTCTTACTTATTTCTTGGATCTTATATTTGCTTTCCTATTGGGAGCGTGGATAATGGATAAAGTTATCTTCTATCAAATTCGCAAAACATTAGAAGAAGCTGGTGTAGATTTTGAAGATGATGAAGAAGATAAAGTAGAAGTAATCAAAGTTAAGAAATGTTTTGTAGAAAACATTAACGGATTGCTATATCTCTACGAACATACTACAAACAACTTCATTGGTCAAGGTAAATCATTAGATGAACTTGCTATTCTTGCTAAGGATCAG